CAAGTGGTGACAGCTTGAGCACAAGTGTAAATAGAATTGGAAATGCTATACCGGTCGACGGCACTGACACGTTTGTTTGGGACTTTAGCCGTGTTATACTCGACGCAGGTGACAAAGTAAGCTTTACAGCTTCGAACACTACTTTATCAGCTATTGTTAGCTACATGGAAGCATAATGAGATACGTTAAAAGACAAACTACTAATCGTGCTACTGTAAACGGTAAGGGCATTATATTTGATGTTAACGGACAAGTAGTAATGGATAGTACAGACATGATGCTAGTGCCAAAAGGCACTGATGCTAATGTTGTTACTAGCTATACTGAAGGTCACATTCGTTATAACACTGATTCAAACGAATTTGAATGTTATCAAAATGGTGCACTACGCAAGATGCGATTTAAAGAACCAACTACTATTACTCAGCAGAGCTTAGGTAACGGTGATGCTACTATTACTATGTTTGGCCCGCTTGACAGCGGAGACACAGACTACGTTGAACCTGCTGCTGCTCAAAATGTTTTAGTGTTAGTCGAAAACGTATTTCAGTTAGCAACTACAAACTACGCACTTGTACAAAATCCGTCAAGCGCAAGCACAGGGCAAGAAATTACTGCCGGTAGTTTCGTAACAAGCACAGAATACATTATTACTACTACTGGTACAACAAACTTTACACTTATTGGTGCTGCTAACAGTAGTCCCGGTACGGTGTTTACTGCAACAGGAGCAGGTAGCGGAGACGGAACTGCTCGACCAACTGGGTACTACTTAGAATTTACAAGCGCACCGGATGTTGGTAAGCCTGTAACAGTTCTTCACAATTTTGACAAGTAAGGATTAACTATGTCGTTTGGTATGGATACACAAGAGGGCGATAAAATTATTTCTAACATACTAGAAAGAATTAAGACAGCAGGTTTAACAGATCAAGATGCTTTAAAATCTTTATACGATCATCTAGATCATTTAAGCGACAGTACATTTTATCGAGAATCAAACGACATGCGTGTAAAGAAGCTAGCGATCAACTGGCTCGAACAAGAGAAAATCGTCAAGCCACGATTAGCTGAGTTTGTTACTATTTAATTTAAAATAGAAAAAATTGTTTGTAATTTTTTTCTAATTGTCTTACTACGCAGCGTCTTTACAATGCCTTGGTGTAATGGCTGCGGCCAATCATTATAGCTTGACCAAGCATAGCCGGAATGCTCGTCGTTTAGCGCAGGTATAAATTCTTTTTTAACTGTACATAGATACGTAAAGTAGTTAAACTTTTTATCTGTACTAACAAATGTCTCTAACGGAAACGTTTTAATAACATCAATATTGCCTACTTCTTCGTATATTTCACGATACAGTGCTGGCCCGGGAGCTTCGGTTATCTCGTTAGTACCGCCTGCTAGTCCCCAAACATTATTGTTTTTGCTTTGCTTACGAAATAAAAATAAAAATCTTTTAGTGTCTAAAGCGTAAATTAAAGCACCACTGCACTTAATACTCATACTAATATATATTTTAATTGTAATCTAAGCGCCAGGTTCCTGGAGGATAAACACCGTCGAACGCTTTTAGCCACTCGCCTTCGTCTGGATTAAATTTATACTGAACATTAGAATTAATATTTGTAGTATAAATTGAAGTACTGTCCTTCTCTGCCTCGCTAGCATCAAATACTACGACCCATTTAGCACCGTCCCATTCGATAATATCGCCAGCACCTGCTACTAAGCTATCATTGCCACTTAGATCCTTCCAAGCGTCAGGGCCATCGTATCCAGCTGTTGTACTACCGTTAATTGATCCTAGTGTTAGTACTCGCATATTACTTGCTCTAGCAGTGACAGCATCAAAGTTTTGCGGATTGATGATTTGGTCAATTGTAGCTCTGTCACCGTGCGGGCCTGAGATAACAGTATCACTAGGAAAGCTATCTAAGTCAAAGTTAACATCGAGTACAGTCGGATCGCTTGAGCTTAGTGATAGTGTACCAGAAATTTCGTATCCTGTGTCTGCTCTTTTTAATTTTATTGTAGTTACATAATCTTTAAATTGGAACGGTAACGCAGTGATGTAACCTTCCCACGATGCTGTAGGCAGTCCTTCACCACGGTTTAGTCTAATAGTATTGTCTAACACAACAAGACTAGTGCTTTGGTAATTAACACCAAGCGCAGCATCAGCTACACCAATAGTAGCTCCGGAGTTTGTAACTTCTTCGACTACATTACCGTCGCCGTCTGTTTTAACAACAGTCTTAGAATCCATAGCTAGTGCTGCTTTATCTTGCCATTGATTGATTTCAGGTCGTGTAACGCCCTTTTCAATACTACCAGTATCGTCAGTAAATATACTAGTAATAATATTTGTAATAACCCCAAGGCGCTTGACTTTAGCAGGCGGATTAATAAAGATCGGAGTTTCAAAAGTTAAAGTTGAAATATCAATTTGATCGTCGGTGCCTTGCGGAATAGATTTACTTGACCAGTTAATGTTTGTTAAAGTAACAGTAGTTAAACTAGTCCAGTCTAGATAATTGTCTGTAGTTTGAATTTCCAAACTTGGATTAAACAATATTAGCAATTGTTCGAGTATTTGTAGTTTTTGATCTGTGTTACTTGACCAAACATCAGCGTTGAAAGAAAGTGTATAAGGTGTTGGCATAAGGCGCTCAACAGTATAATTCTTACCTTCTGCTTCTAAATATTCGTTACCTGCACTGTCATAGCGACGTTCTCTAATATGACGTTTGTCAATAAACATCGGATCAGCTCGACGATTGTTATCGATCTGTAAGCCAGTAATATAGGCTGCGATTCGAGGCACGCTTGGCATAGAAGCTTCGCTGTTCTGTGCTATGAGTGCTGCTACTTGTCTAGAAGGATCACCGTATGCTACGGGTATCTGCTTGAGTGCGCCGTCGCCGTTCTCCCAATAAAAGTTACTTAACATTCGAGTAACTTGTAGTAAGTACCTTCTAATTTGATTATCGTAAAAATGCTGTGCCATTATATCTCTCAGTCTGCCTGCGGTCTAAGCGCTTTACTTAGACTCTGACGTTCTTCAACTGTGTCGCCTGCGATAACATCTGTATTTGTGTTATTAACAAACGATCCAAGTTGTGTGGTTTTATTGTTAGTATTAGACAGTGTAACTCTTACGCTATCTTCCATCATTTCCCATCGATCAGTAGTAAATCTAAATAAACGCTGCGGCATGTAATCAGTTCTTAACCAATAGTCGCCATCGTCTGCGTTTGTAGGAAAGTATATGCCAGTGCCGAATGGCGAACCGTTTGGCGGAATACCGTCACCAAGTAAATAACCCTTGTAACCAGACTTTACAGGACGACGCATCTCGTCGAGTATAACGTCGTTGTCTGAATCAAGTAATTCAATGTTACCGTTGCCGTCTGTTTGTACTGTAAAAAAGTGCGCAGTATTATAACCGCTTAGGGCAGCGTTTAGCTCTGCTTCTTCAACAATAGCATTGTTAATTACAATTTCTGTATCGTAAACAGAGTTACCGTCGCCAACTGTAGTACAATCGTCGTTTTCGATAGCTAAGATATCTTTATATTCTTGGCTATCTGTAATTCTCTTTAGCTTGAGTCTGTACAAGTGCGGATACCAAGTTTGTGTAAAACCCTGCGACGCTCTTGTAACATCTTCAACAACGTAATATTTTTTAAGAGCATAATTAGAATCGTTTAACGCATACTCGTCACGCAGCGCAGGTAATTCAATTACGTCACCGTTGATGATTTTTCTATCTAATGTTTTAACCGTACTGCGAATATGTACAGTTAACAACAGTGTGTCGTTAGTAAGGAACATGCCAAACTGACTTAGATCAAAATCTAAGTCACTAACGTTGTATACACATCGAATAGCGTAAACATCTTTATCGTAGCGCCTGTCTCGATTTTCTAAGAACAACATGTCTTGAATAGACGTCGGAGTAAGCTCCGTGTCGCCGTTTTCTATTTGTTCGTCAGTAAGCTCGGTGCCTAAAAGTTTATGCAGATGCATGTCAACACCGCCGACGCTAAACATTTCAAAGATTTGTTTATCTAAGAATTCGTAGTCAGGACCTTTTTCAGGTTTGTATAATGATAGACGAGGAATTGGCTCTCTCCTTTATACTGTATTTATTATTGTATAAATACATTGGAGACACACTAATGGCTGTTACTACAAGACAAGAGATATATGATTACGTTCACACCTTATTAGGTGGCGGAATGATTGACATTGAGTTAGATCCTATTCATTACGAAACTGCTTTGAATAAAGCATTTAGTAAGTTTAGACAACGGTCTGACAACAGTGTTGAAGAAGCCTATCACTTTATGCCAACAGTGCAGGATCAGAATGAGTACATACTGCCTAATGAAATTATCGAAGTGCGTCAAATCTTTAGACGCAGTATTGGATCAAGAAGCGGTGGCGGAGACGGTGGATCAATGTTTGAGCCGTTTAATATGGCGTATACAAATACATACCTAATGAGCGGTTCAAACATGGGCGGCTTAGCAACTTACAATTTCTTTACTCAGTACCAAGAACTTGTTGGTCGTATGTTTGGTAGCTTTATTGAGTTTAAATGGAACTCTACTACTAAGAAGCTGACAATACTACAGCGTCCTAGGACACAAGAAAAACTGTTGCTGATGTGCTACAATTATCGTCCAGACGAAGAACTGTTAGCAGACTATCTAGCACAGCAATGGATCAAAGACTATGCTGTAGCTGCTTCAAAGTACATGCTCGGCGAAGCAAGAGAAAAGTTTGCTACTATTGCCGGACCGCAAGGCGGCACAAGTCTTAATGGTAGTCAGCTAAAAGCAGAAGCAACTGCTGATATGGAAAAGCTTGAGAAGGAAGTTTCTACACAAGTAACCGGCGGATACGGTTACGGCTTTACTATTGGTTGACAAATAGTTATAATTTGTTAAAATAAAATATGACGTATATTGCTCTTGA